GATAAGCGCGTAGAGATTCGCCTGAGTAAGCTGACCCGTCGTCCCGAGTACGTCGTCGACAATGGAAAAGAGATCGTGGCCTATGAGGACATGATCCATATCACCGAGTTGCAGATGCCGGGCGAGTTGCGTGGCCGGTCCCGCATTGATCTTGTGAAGGAGACGCTGGGGCTGGCTAAGGCTCTCGACGCGTTCGCCCAATTGTTCTTTGGGCAGGGCTCGACGGTAGGCGGCCTGATTGAGTATCCGGGGAATCTGACGCGCGAGCAGGCTAAGGACTTAGCGGATTCGTTTGAGGCGCAGCATCGTAGTGTGCGGCGTGCTCATCGCCCTGGCGTCTTGTTTGGTGGGGCGAAGTTTACGAAGACGAGTGTGCAGCCGAATGAGGCGCAGATGCTCGAGTCGCGCCAGTTCGCCGTAGAGGAGATCGCCCGCACGTTCCGCTGCCCGCCTTCGATGATTGGCGTTACCACTCCCGGCGCAATGTCGTATGCATCGGTCGAGGCTAATGGAATTTCCTTCGTTACGCATACGCTCAGGCCGTACATCGTCAAGATCGAGGACTCGTATTCGCGCCTCCTGCCCGGCGTCGCATTCCTATCCTTCAACGTGAACGGCCTGCTCCGCGGCGATACGGCGACTCGGTACGCTGCCTACTCAACAGGCTTGCAGGCTGGATTCTTCTCCGTCAATGATGTGCGACGTATCGAGGACTTCCCGCCGGTAGACGGCGGCGACGTGAACCGCGTGCCCCTTGCGAATGTCGATCTTGCCGCGGCAAACCTGACCGAGCTGGACAAGAAGAGCGTTATCGCGCAGCGAATGATCCAGTCCGGCTTCGATCCGGCCGCTGTCCTCGAGTCGCTCGGCTTGCCGGCCGTGCCGCATACTGGTCTGCCGAGTGTGCAGCTGCAGGCTATCGCGCAGATTGATCCGGAAGATCCGAAGGCGGCTTACGAGGTCGACGCGTGACGATCGCCACGAATCAGATCACGCTAGGCACGGCGCGCGCAGTTCTTGCCGGCGCTAGTCAGATGAGTCAGCGCGTAACAATTCACAATGACGATTCGGCGCAGCAAGTCTTCCTCGGAGGATCAGACGTGACGACTAGCAACGGTATTCATCTTGACGGTAAGGAAGAGCGATCGATCACGCTGAACCCTGGCGAGGTTCTCTATGGCATCGCCAGCGGATCGCATTCGGTCAGCGTGATGATCCAGACGATGGGCTAGGCGTGCCGTATTTCATTACAAACCAGAGTGCTGAGTGTGACGGGTGGGCGACGATCAAAGATGACGGCGAAGTGATTGGCTGTCACGAGTCGAAGGATGCTGCGATCGCGCAGATGGTCGCCGTCTCTCTGGCTGAGGGACTCGAGCCGGGTGGCGAGCGGAACCTTGATGGCGCGCCGGCGATCATCGTCGACATTGACGGGACGCTGATCTCGTTCGAGGGCGAGCCGATCCGTAGCGTCGTCGACTTCGTGGACGATTATGAGGGCGCGGTCCTGATCGTCACGTCTCGCGTCGAGGCTGATCGGGCGGCGACGATTGCCGAACTCGAAGCGGCCGACGTTGATTGGAACGAGCTCTATATGAAGCCGACGGCGGATGCTGATTCGCTGATGTTCAAGTCTGAGACGGTTCGGGATCTCCTCGACGTGTGGAATCTTGAGCTAGCGATCGAGAATGATGCTGAGGTCCGCGCTGAGTATGCGCGCCTCGGCATCACGGCCGTCGTGCCGAGTGCTGTGCTCGAGACTGGTGTCCGCGCGTTGCCAGAGAATTATCGGCCCGCGCTAGCGGCGGATGTGCCGGAGGGTCGCGCGTGCGGCAATTGTTTCTTCTATGACGAGTCGAACGTTGAGGGTGACAAGGCGTGGTGCGAGCGGTGGGACGAGTATGTCGACGGCGCGTATTATTGCGACGCGTGGCGCGCTGACGAGAAGGGCGACGAGTCGGATGACGAGCTCGCGGAGCGCGTTGTCGACCTCGCGCTGCCCGAGTATATCCGCGAGGCGGCGATGCGTGGTGTTGAGTATTACGAGGCGGGTCGCGCGGGTGATGGCGTTGTGGATCGTACGATTCGCGAGGCGCGGCTAATGAGTCGCGGCGAGGTGTCGGAGGATAAGGTCATTCGTGTTAGTGCGTGGGCTGCGCGGCACCTGGTCGATCTTGACGCGCCACAGAATAATGATCCTGATGATGATGGGTTCCCTGGCGCTGGTGCCGTCGCGTTCTACTTGTGGGGCATTGACCCGCTTGACCCGTCGCCGGCCATTCGCTGGTTCGATGAGAAGGCCGACCAGATCCGCGAGGAGGAGCGTAGCCTAATCGCGGCCGCGGGTGGTGCTACCCTTTCTACTATGGATAACGCAGTCGAGACGCGCCGCATCACTGTCAACGAGTTCGAGCTGCGCGACGGAGCCGAGGGCGATGGCATGACGTTCACCGGGTATGCAGCCGTCTTCAATTCGGATAGTGAGCCGCTGCCGTTTACGGAGCGGATCGCTCCTGGCGCGTTCTCCCGTTCGCTGCGTTCGCGAAATGAGATTAAGATGTTCTTGAATCACGATACGTCTCAGGTCCTCGCGTCGAAGCGTGCCGGTACGTTGCGTCTGTCTGAGGACACTTATGGTCTGCGCGTTGAGGCTGATCTCCCTCAAACCTCAACGGGGCGCGATTTGGCGTACCTCATCAAGCGCGGAGATATTTCTGATATGTCTTTTGGCTTCAGCGTTCCGCGTGGTGGGGATTCGTGGAGTGATGATGGCGCGACGCGCGAACTGCGCGAAGTCCGCTTGCATGAAGTTTCAGTTGTCCCCGGATGGCCAGCGTACACTGCTACTTCTGCTTCGGTGCGTAGCCTGGACGGACTCGTCGAGGCTACCGGCCTCGAGGCTGACAAGCTGAACGCGGCGATCACGGCGCTGGAGAATGGTGACGAACTTGACGAGGCGCACGCTAGTATCCTCGACGCGGCCATTGGCCGGCTGAAGATGCAGCGTGATGATGTGGCGGCTTCGTTGTCGCTGAAGCAGAAGCAGCTTGACGTGCTTCTCGCCCGCGTCTCGTAACCACGGTTTCGTGCGTTATTCTATGAGGGTCTAGCGCGGAGCCGCGCTGGCACTTTCGGATTCGCGGAGCCGCGGCCGGTGGCACTATCAACCCGATACCCTTGAAAGGGGTGGACAATGTCTGATTACATCAATCGACAGCACGAGCTCCGCCAGGCCGCATGGCATGAGGCGAAGCATCTTCTCGATACGGCTGGCGCGGAGAAGCGCGACCTGACCGCTGAGGAGCAGGAGAAGTACGATCGCATCAGCGCTGATCTTGATACGCGTGGCGCGATCATTGAGCAGCTGAAGGCTGACGAGGAGCGCGCTGCGCGTCTCGACGCTGCCGCTGCTGAGCTCCGCACGGACGAGGCTCCGGCCGGCGACGATACGGATGCTGAGACGATCCGCGCGATGGCGCGTGGCGAGGTTCGCTCGTTCAACTTCGAGAAGCGTGACGTCCTCACGTCCTCGACGGGCGCTCCCGTTCCGACCTCGTTCTACGATCAGGTGATTCTCAAGGCTCGCCTCGTCGGTCCCATGCTCGACGTTCCGACTCAGCTCAACACGACCAGTGGCGAGACGATTCAGGTCCCGAGCCTGTCCGCGTACTCCTCGTCCGCTACCGTCACGGCTCAGGGCGCGAACTTCTCGGAGAGCGATCCGACTCTGAATTCTTTCGTGAACCTCGGAGCCTTCAAGTACGGCTTCCTGATTCAGGTCAGCCGCGAGATGATCGAGGACTCTGGTGTCGATCTCCTCGGCTTCCTCGCCGACCAGGTCGGCAACGGGTTGGGCTTCAACGTCCAGAACGCTCTGACCGTCGGCACGGGCACGGTTCAGCCGCAGGGCATCGTCACGGCTGCTGGTTCGGGCATCACTGGTGGAACGGGTGTCTCCGGTGCGTTCACCGCTGACAACCTGATCGACCTGTACTACAGCCTCGACGGTGCAGCTCGTCTGCTTCCGGGCGTCGGCTGGATGATGAACGGCGCCTCGATCGGTGCCGTCCGCAAGCTCAAGGACACCGCTGGTAACTACATCTTCAGCCCCGCGGCTGACGGTAACCAGCGCGATCTGCTCATGGGCCGCCCGGTGTACGAGAACCCGCATGTCGCCTCGGCTGCTACGTCGGCCAAGTCGGTCATCGCTGGTCACATCCCGAGCTACTTCGTCCGTTCCGTCGGTGGCATCCGCCTCGACCGGTCCGACGACTTCGCGTTCAACGCCGATCTCGTTACGTTCCGCGCTTCGATGCGCGTGGACGGGGCACTGCCGCAGAGCTCGCACATCAAGTATTTCGCCGGTGGCGCTTCCTAATCCGTAGCGCGTAGTGGTACGCTAAGGGCCGTCAATCCTATTCGGGATTGGCGGCCTTTAGTCTTTGGGAGGGAACCCGTTGGCGAATCGAGCAGACCGTAGACACGCCGCGAAGACGCTGGCGAAGACGCCAGGCGTCACGCCGCAGCGCGTAACGTGGGCTAGCAATAGTCCATTCGCTGCTACGGGTTACGGAGTGCAGACGGCGCAAGTCGTGGAGCGACTAGCGCGTGATGGGCACGAGGTCGCCGTGGCTTGCAACTTCGGTTTGCAGGGTAACTCGACGGAGTGGAATGGAATAAAGCTATACCCGACAGGGATCTCAAGTTACAGCGATGATATTTTGCGTGCGCATTCGCAGCATTGGGAGTCGATGTCTAGTCTCCCTGGACTCGTCATGATCCTATTTGATGTGTGGGCGTTGACGAATCCGAGCATCGCGAAGATCCCGAAGATCGCGGCGTGGGCGCCGATCGATCACAAGCCATCGCCGCCGGACGTTGCGAAGTGGTTGGCTCGGCCTAATGTCATGCCGATTGCGATGAGTAAGTTCGGCGCGGACATGATGGAACTCGACGGCCTCGAGCATCTCTACGTTCCGCACGCTGTAGATAAAGTCTTCAAGCCGACTGAGTCATTCGCTGACGCGGCGGGTAAGCGCGTCCGTGGTCGCGACCTGATGGGCATCGATGATCCCGACGCGTTCGTCGTGATGATGAACAGTGCGAATAAGGGGAGGACGCCGCCGCGTAAGTGCTGGGGTGAGAATCTCCTAGCGTTCGGTGTGTTCGCTGCGGATCATCCCGACGCGATTCTGTATCTGCATACGGATCAGAGTGCTGCCCTCGGCGGTGTGGATCTTGTGCAGCTGATTCGCGCGTGCGGTATCAAGACCGAACAGGTCCGGTTTGTCGATCAGTACCTCTACCGCATGAACCTCCCACAGCACGCCCTAGCGGCGCTCTACACGGACGCGGACGTTCTCCTAGCCACCAGTGCAGGCGAAGGCTTCGGCGTGCCTGTAATCGAAGCGCAGGCGTGCGGAACGCCCGTCATCGTTTCGGACTGGACCGCGCAGACAGAATTGTGTGGCGATGGGTGGCTCGTCGACGGCCAACCGTTGTGGGACCCGAACCAGCATTCGTGGTTCTTCACGCCAAACGTGTCGCAGATCGTGTCGAGTCTGCGCGAAGCGTACGAGCGGAAGCGTGGCAAGAGTGAGAAGGCCATCAAGTTTGCTGCGGCTTACGATGCGGACGTCGTCTATGAGGAGCATTGGCGGCCGGCGATGGAACGTCTCGCGACGTGGCGCCCGTGAAGCCGACGGTAATCATTCCCGTCCTCGGCGCGCACGACCTGCTCGAGCGGTGCATCCGTAGCCTGGACGGTTACGCCAGCCGGATCATCATTATCGACAATGGTGACGCGCTCGACCGAGACGCGGTCATCAAGTGGATTAGTGGCGCGGATGTGTATGTGTGGCGGATGCCGACGGCGCTCAGCGTCGCTGCCTCGTGGAACCTCGGCATCAAGGCGACACCATTCGAGGATGGTTGGCTGCTCTTGAACTCGGATGCGTGGTTCCCCGAGGGGTTGTCTGCCGAGTATGCGGACTCGTTGTCGTTTGATCGGATCGTGCTGGCGGGGGCGCCGCCGTGGTGTTGCGCGTGGATCGGGTCCGAAGTTGTTCGCCGTGTCGGCCTATTCTGTGAACGCTTCCACCCCGCGTATTTTGAGGACAACGACTACGAGCGCCGCGCGCATATCGTCGGCATGGAAGTGATTCATTCGGATGCGAATGTGATGCATGAGAACTCGTCGACGCTAGCTCGGAATCCGCACTACGCGACGCGGAACGCGAAGACGTTCGCCACCAATCAAGCGTTCTATGATTATCGGTGGGCGAACCTGAGCGCGGACGGCTTGCCACAGTCGCACGAGTGGAGCCTTACTACGCGCGTTCGGAACGCGTGGGAGATCCTCGAATGATCCAGACGCTCCTCGTCGGGTACGGGTATTGGGGTCGCATCCTTGCCGAGAATCTGACGCAGCATCCGACGTTCTTCCTCGCCGGCGTGCAGGACGCGAATCAGAGTGTGATCCTCGACGCGCGCGCCAATAATCTGCACGCCTACTCGTCACTCGAGGATGCGATGCAGGCGACGCATCCCCAGCTAGTCGTCATCGCCGCGCCGATTGGATCGATGGAAGTGCCAGCGATGCGCGCCCTACAAGGGTATGCGCACGTCATGATGGCGAAGCCTGGCGTCGATTCGCTTGCCGCATTTGATCGCGTCCTCCGCGTCGCCGATTACGCGCAGCGCAGCGTCACCGTCGACTACACGATGCTGATGCACGCTACGTGGAATACGATCCTGCACGAGCAGCACCGCCTCGGAGGCGTCGAGAAGTTCCATAGTGTCCGGTCGGCGATTGGGAATCGGACGGGCGCGCCAATCGTGCTTGACATGCTCGTGCATGATCTGTCTCTGCTAGTTAGTCTGAATCCGGATCGCGAGTGGCTCCTCGAGTATGCGCGCGTGAGTGAGACGGAAGTGGTTGCGCGGTTCGTGTCGGGCGAGTGTGAGGCGATCCTAGAGGCGAGCACGACGAGTACCGAGCAGGAACGCAGCGTCTACCTTTCGGGCGCCGGGTTGCATCTGGTATGGGATCAGCTCGCGGATGTTGTCGAATCGAACTCGGCTGAGATCATGCAGGCCCTTACGTGCGAAACAATGATCGGTGAGGATGTCCTGCTAATGGCGGGCGCGCATATCGCGCACGACTCGCATATCGGCGATGGTGCAACTCTAGGCAGTTTCTCTATTCTCGGAGGCTTCACGATCATTGACGATGCGGCGACGTTTGGGCAAGGCGTCGTCACGCACCCGTGGACGATCATTGGCGAGCGCGCGATGGTTGGCTTCAACTCGAGCGTCGTGAAGGATGTCATGCCGTTCGCTAAGGTTGCGGGCGCGCCGGCGCGTCTTCTCGGATCGAATCAGCATCGTGACGAGTCACTACCCGCCGTGTATGACGCGACGCTGCTAGGCGGCGACGTGTGGGAACGATGGGGCGAATTATTGGAGAAGCGCGAGGAGATGCGGAAGCGTTGGAGTCTCGTTG